CAGTCGGATCACCAGCAAACGTGTGCTTCTTGAGCATGTCAAGGTGAACCGTAAAGCCATCAAAGGTGTCATCCTCAATACGTAGCTCCTCACACTTAAGCTCAGTCAACAGGGTGTCGCCGTCTTTGTCGCCAATAACAAACAGGGAGCTATTGAGGAACTCTAGGCTGACGACATCGAAGGGCATCTTGAACTTGCTCCACGAGCTAACAACCTTCTCTCGACCGTTAAAGAAATACTTGTAGATGTAGATGGTGTCGCCACCGGAGGTAAGCGCAATGAGATCAGACGCCGAGGACCCTGATGTTACAAGGATGTTACCATTGTTGATGTATCCTGGAACTTGTTGGGTGATGTCATCCGAGTCGTAAACGTCCGTGGTGGCATTGAGAGAATACTCCTGCATTCCAAGGAAGTTGCCGCGCTTGAATGGAAAATAGACATAAGAGCCAACAGCAAGGGGATCTTCGGATGTGTTAACATCGTAGTTTGTTACTGCCTCAAGAGTGATGGTTTCGTTGGTCAAGGGATCACCCTTAAGGACAAACTGTCCGCGTTCCGCAAATAACAATAGGTTCTCCTGGAATGCGACACTGCTTCGAAGGTTTGTTACGCTAGCGGTTGCCGAGGTAACATCAATCGGAGCGGTATCCAGTAGTGTTCTTACGGTGGTCCTAAAGAAGTTAAAGAGTTCTCCGGCTTCCGAAAGCACCACAGAGTCCTCGTAGATGAAGCCTAGGCGATTCTTAAAGAATACAAAGTTGTTGAGTTTCTTGCCGACAAAGGATGGGAATGGGTTGGTATCATCGTCCCCTACCTTTCGGTTTACCCATCCGGTTGTGGTAAGGGTAAAGGTGTTAATATCGGTGTTAACCAACTGCATCGGTAAGGTGGCGGCATCCAAAGCAACATCAATGTCTGGGCCGATGTCTTCAACCCATCCACCGTCACCAAAGGCTTGTCCATCGTTGGTCTCAAAGCGGAGATAGTAGTCGTCCTCGTTTGCATCAGCATCACCACGCACAGCAACCCGGAAGCCATCAGGAGCCCGCACGGGAAGATCCGAAAGGGCATCAACTTCCTTGTGGACGAGCCCTAGGCCGGAACCGGCGAGACCATCGAATGCCTCAAGGAAAAAGTCTTGGTTATCGTTGCGGTTGATGAGGATAGTGCCGTCGCGATCCTTTGAGGTGTAATTGGCTGCGATTATCGTATTACCCGTTCCAGTGGCGAAATCGGGATCAGTGCCTGCTCCTTTTAATACGTTAGTTAACTGCGAGGCAATGTTGGTTGCATCCGAGACCTTTTCTTTTTCATTACTATTACTGAAAGCCGTAACAATACTAACTTCCTCATACGCAGGCGAAGCATACACGATGTCAGCAAATGTCTGTGGTGTCTCTGTTATAACAACCCGTCCACTGTGGAGAAGCTCGATATCAATGACCGGTCCTCCTTCACCCGCTACTGTCTCTGCTTGAACCGTGATGTTAAATTCAGGACGCACTTCCCAGTTTAATCCTGAAAAATCAAGGGTTGGCTCGTCATTAACATCATAGCCAGAACCGCCAGCGTTTACCGAGATAGTTTCAATCTCATACGTGTATTCAAAACCTAATTGACGGTTATAAACGCTGGTCTCTTTCCACGTCACATTAAAGCTCGCCCCGGTGCCGAATGAACCTTTGTCGCGGAACTTCAAGCCATACTTCTTACCGAAGTCGCCTTGTTTAATAAACACCAGCGCCCGTGACTTATCGAGAACTTCAGACTTCTCGTCGGTCTTAGCAACAGCAACATCAGTGTTAAGAAGGAAGGTGCTATCCCCAAGGGTCAAAGCCTTGAGTTGCTCGTGGGTCTTGGTTGCGTCAAGGATGTTAAGGTATTCACTTGCCACCTCGTAGCCACCCGTAGTCCCTTCAATCTCCGCCTCGACGCCGGTCTCTAGGTTGAACGCACGGATGACAGCATTACTGTTACCTGAGGTTCTGTTCTGAATAATAACAACATACCTTTCGGTCTCACTCCGGTTGATGAAGTGAACGAAGTCTCCCTCCGTAGCAACAGCCTCAAGGTTCGCGATCAGCCGTGCCGGAGGACGCTTGGTGAGTCCTTTGGTTATGGTGGAAAGACCGTTGATCTGTTCCTCACATTGACCAGCTAGGCGCACCGTGGGTGACTGTTGGCTGACCCCTTGGATGAGGTTCGGGACGGTTGTTGTTATGTTAGCCATCGTTTAAGCAAGGTCAAAGCGGCGGTTGATTCCGATGCGTGTAGCAGTGTCGTAGTTGTCGAAAATGGTGCGATCAGAGTTGTTACCTTCGGCTTCTTCCATAGCTGCCTTGGCGCGTATCTCGTCACGATAAATAAGTGCCTCAATCTCACGGGAACCAACAAGTCGGTTGGCGAACATCCGGGATGCCTTGAGGGCGATGTAACGTCGAGCCTGTTCTGGTAGCTCTTCGTATTCAAGTAAAAATGTTATGTTAACCTTAAGCTCGTCTTCGGTGAATATATCCGTGTAGTTCTTTCGGTCAAACAATGCGGTGCCTCGTTGGACTACGTCATAGCTGGTGTCAACCGTGTCCACTTGAACGACGTTGTCGGGTAACACAAACTTACCGGAAGCATTGGCCTCTAGGGTGTAATCTTGGGCAGTGTTGAAATGCCATCCCTCTTGTTGGACCTCACGCGACACTTCGTCAAGAACACCTTTGGCAAGCGCAGCGGACGGAGGCAAGGCCACGGTGCTGGCGATAGAGTTCACAGGAGCCTCGGTAATGTAACCGAGCATGATGTTAACAGCGTCAAGTTTGGAGGTAAGGGTAGCCATAATAAAAGGAAAAGAAAAAGGCCGCACCCCAATCATTAACGAAAGGAGTGCGACCGTTGGGGGTTAGTGGGGGTTATTAAGGAGTCGAATCGGAGACTGAAACTTCGAAGGACGCCTCGGGGCGAAGGATACCGTGGCCCATAGCATACTTAGCTACGAACAGGTTTCCTTGGAGTTCGACCTTGTAGTCGCTTTCGGTAGCAAGGTCAAGGAGCTTAACGGTTCCGATAGCCGATGGGTGTCCACCGATGATCTGGGTAATGGAAAGGTTTCCGTTGTAACCCAATCCAGCGGCGCCGAACACATCGTTCTTGACTGCGGACGATCCATCACCACCGTTATCGCTAGAAAGATCAGTAGCCACATCAGCAAGGTGATTGGACTTGTAGATCTTGATTCCAGCAACCATTGGGATGTTACCAGTGGCAACGTCACCACGACCACCGAAGTCACGGTTAATAACATTTTCACCAGAGGCAAGCAAGGTGTAGTAGTCAGCTGGTTTCAGGATAGCGAAGCGCTGTCCATCGTTAGGAATGTCGTTCTCGTCGAGCTTCTGAGCAGCCTCAAAGAGCGCATCTTGGATGTTCGTCCCAGTCAGTGCATTAAGAGCAACGCCCGAGACAATGTTAATTCCGTTCTTGCCATCATAACCATCATCAGCAGCAGTCTTCAGAGCCGAGTCGGTCCGAGCGGCAGCCGTAAGGGTCTTCATGGTTGCAAGATCGAAACGCTTTGCAAGAGCCTTACCGAGTTCCTTAGCGTAAATGCTACGGACATCGTAGTGGTTCTTAAGCTCATCAATGTTTGCGATGAAGGTGGAAGCAAGCAGAACATCATCAATGGTGATGACCTTTTCAGCGTGCTTGATCTGACTGAGGTAACTGTTAGTGGAGTCAGCGATGTTTTGACCAGGAGTGTGGTAAGCGGCGGTAGCGATGCCAGTCACAGGGAACTGGGCAGACTTTCCGTTTGCGATGGTCCGAATCGTGTGAAGGTCTTTCATCACGTTGAACTCTTCGAAGGTGGTCAGGATTTCTCCTGAGAACACCTTAAGGAACAGTTGGTTCGCATCACCAGCCACGTTAACTTGTCCCAAGCGGGACGGCGTAGTATTAGCCATAATATTTGGTTGTTCTAGTTGTTGTTGTTAAGGGTGTCCTCATTCTGATGTGTCCGTAACCGGGTTCGGAGTTATTGATTGTCCACCGCAGTGGGTCTCATCGTCGGCCTCGGGGGAGTCTATCTTTATGATGACGTTTGGTTTAAACACCACCAAGCTACTTATGCAGCTTGTAATAATGGTGAAAGTTGTTGTGTTATCGTCACAGCCTTGCCATGAGGTAACAGTAAGGTAGTTATCGCCTATGTCCGTAAGTGAACCATAGACTGAGCATTCAAGGGGACCATCGGTGCTGTCTTGCACGTGGTCAAGGAAGTCAATTTGAATAACATCTCCTAACTGGAGGTTATCTCTTAGCCCCCTCACGTCCCCTTTCCTTTCTTCTTCTTCTTTGACATGATCTTCAACCCCTTCCGCTTGGCGGCTTTCTTAGCTGCTTTCTTACCTTTAGGGGTATACGGATACGACTTATCTCCTACTTTGGGCATAGTGTTATTTTAGTGTTAGTGTTGGGGTTGGGGTCAGCATTTCCACCTTCTACGGGCTTTACATGCTCTCTTGTCGGGAGTCTTTGAACAGCTTATGTTGTGCTTTTTTAAAATACCTAGGCTACGCGCACAAAAAGACCGCTTCCTCGGGCCTCCCTCTGGTTGCGGTTTCTTTAAGTTACTACCTGTCTTTCGGTTGTAATACTTGCGTCCCTTTTCTGTTAAGCCTCCTTTTTCTGACTTGTGTTCTTTGCGAAGGGACAGTCCTTTTCGTTTAGCGGGCATTGTTCTCCAGATCGTTTATGTAATGTAACATCTCTCCCACTGTCAGTCTTTGTTCCTTGGTCCACGGCTGCGCTTTGACCTTCTCTAAAAAGTAAGGGAGCTTTGTCGGACGAAGACTCGGAGTGCATCCACTCATTAATAACATCACGCATATTGCTGTGACGCTCAACATATAGCTTCTCTTCATACGCTTCCATAAGACCACGGAATGCCTCTGCCAGTCGCGGAAACGCAATGAGCATCTTGACTAACAGAGACATCGACATGTGGTGCGTGTGTTTAGGTGTTATTTCTCTTTGGCACGCCCAATGTTAAGGGCAAGGAAATCAACAATCTTGTAAAGTTTACGGACCCATCCATCGTCCATAGGAGTAGGCGTAAGGGCGGCAATAGCAGAACAAGCGGCGACCACAGAAGTCATAGCGCCTAGGATCTGTTCGTGATTGTTGATGAGGTAGTTAATAATATCAGACATAATAATAATTAGAAGGCAGTTGTTACGGAAAGCCGTTGCTCAACCTGGGATCGATACTTCTGGTCGTA